ATGTGAACGGAAAGATTGTAGTGACGCCGTTTGGAAGAAACGGGCCAGACATCGCGTTGGTGGTGCTGACGGTCATGGCAATCCTTTCGCCATCTGCCTAGCCGCGCGGCCTACGCCATTGAATCAGAGCGCCCTCACTCCCTCTTGATCTTGCCCTTGGTCAGGCCTTCGAGCCATTCAGCCGCACCCTGCGGGTCTTGCTCGCCGTAGCCAACGTCCACGAGGAACTGCGTGCTGACAGCAAACTGGCCGGGCACCAAGCCCGTGGAGAAGCCAACGGCCTCCATCACATTACGGGTCATGCGTTTGGTCGGCTCGCCCTCAGCGATATTGCCAATGTCGCCGCCCATGTTGATGACGCTCTCCCCTAGGCCTTGGATCGGGGTGAAGCGATAGCCGAAGCTCGGCTGGTCGGTGGCGCGGGCGAGCAATGGCGCGGCAATGTCGCGCACCAGCGGGATCGCGCCGAGCGACTGGAAGAGCATCTTCTGAAATGCCCACCACGCCCAATCCTCGTCCTCATCCGGCACATTGCCGCTAAGGATGCCCGCGAGCAGCGGCGGCACCACGATCAGCCACCACGCGCGGGCGATAAGGCCCGGCAGCGCCGCGATGTCACGATCCGAGAGCGCCTGCCCTGTGTCGCGGCCGAACTTTCGCTGGCGCTGGTAGAAGGCGCTCATGTAGCTGTAGAACATGGTCAACAGCTTCAGCGCCTCGCCCCACCGCCCTGTGCCCTGCTGCACCGCCGCCAAATCCTTTGCGTCGCCCGACCCCTGCGACTGACGCACCGCCTTGTCGCCCTCGTAGATCGCCTGCTCCTCGTCAGCCCCGCGTTCGAGCGCGTTGTTGTAGCCCGCCAGCCATGTCGGCACCGACACCAGCATATCCATGTAGCCGATGCCGTGGAATGCGTGGACCTTCGCCCACGAAGCCGCCTTGACCGCGCCGCCCGTCACGCTGGGCTGCATCGAGGCCCTGATCTGCTGGTTAATATCGCGGTCCAGCGTGTCGAAGCGGTTGCGCATTTCGCCAGACTTCTTGCGCACAAACACGGTGGTATCGACCGGGCTGAGGCCGAAGCGGGCAATAGCTTCCGCCATAGCCTTCTCGCCCACGATTTCGATGGAGTTCGAATAGCCCGCAAGCTGCGTCGTCATGGTCGTGAAGCGGAAGCCCATGCCCACCACGGTCGCATTTGCACGTAGCTTGCCGAAGAACTTGCCAAAGCCCTCGTTGCCCGCGCGCTCATGCTCCCACCTGTTCGCCACGTATTTCACCCACGGACGGAACTGATCGGCGTATTCGCGGCCGAGCACGGCGTCGATCTCGTCCAGCACCTCGGGGTCGGTGAGCAGCTTATAGGCTTGCATCACCGCCTCGCGGTGCGTGATGTCATGGATTACCTCGCCCATGTGCCGCGTGATGACGCCGAGATCGAGCAGGATCGGGCGCTTCACGGTGTCCGAGCGTTCCTTGGCCGAAGAGGCGCGGGTCGTGGCGCGGGTGGTCTTCGCGTTGAACAGGTCGGTGCCCTCATCGGCGAATTGGCGGGCCTTGCGGTCCACCTCGGTGTTGTAGATCGCGGGGTAGTAGCCGCCCTTCATCGGGCCGTGCGGGGTGTTGAAGCTGATCGCCTCGACCTTATCCGGCTCGACGCCGTTGACCCGGCGCTCAAGCGCCGCGATCTCGGGCCACAGCGCGCCGATTAAATCCCACGTCTGCTGGACGAAGGCCCACTCCTCGGTGGTGAGGGTGTCCATCAGGAAGGCTTCGAGCCGCGCCTGATTGAGGCCGTAGCCGTCAGCAAGGCGCTGGCGGTTGCCTGCGTTCCCCCAATTCAGCGCCATCGACACCACCTGCTGGCGCGATACCACCAGCGGCAGGCCGGTCTTGCGCTCGACCCATCCGGTGTCGATCTTGTTCGCCCACGTCCGCAGGGTCGCGGCAGGGATGGCTTTGAGGTTCGCCTTGTGCTGCGCGTAGAAGTCTCGCAGCATATCGCTCTCGCGCGACGCAGCATCGGCAATCGGCTTGAACACGAAGCGGTTGAACGCGCCTGCCGGATTGCCGTTGTCGAGCCAGTCGCTCAGGGTCTCGATCTTGAGTAGGGCGGCATCGAGCGAGGCCACCCTCGCCTTGATGCTGTCCCACCAGCCCGGCTCGGCGAAGTCGCTCTTCGGCGGCTTCTTGCCCACCTCGCCAGCGACGCGCTTGATCTCGGCCTTCACCGCATCGAAGTCGCGCTGCTCCTTGTTGTCAAGGAGGGTCTGCTTCTTGCGGCCCCAATAGACCACCTGCTTCACCGCTTCGTCGAGGCCGAGCAGTTGCTCGACCGGCAGGCGGGACCAGTTGGTCTTGTCGATCTGCGCCATGAAGGTCGCAGGGACGATGACCTCGCGGCCCTCGGCCTGACGGTCGGCAACCCAATCGGTCCACTTGTCGAAACGGTCGATGGACCGCTGCGAACGCTCTTTAAGTTCCACCGCTTCGAGCAGCGCGTGTGCCTGTTCAAGGTAGTCCTGATCGACGCTCTTGATGGTGCGCGCCTTGGCGATCCGCTCCATGCGGGCGCGGGCCGCCTCGACCTCGTTGTGTGCAGCCTTGGCCTCGGAGAGCAGGGCGGACGAAAGCATCTGCTTCTGCTTGGCGCGATAGACCGCCTCCATGTCCCCTGCGATGAGTGCCTGCTCTGCCTCGCGGCCAGCGGCAGCGATGGCGCGGCGGTGCCGTTCAAGCGCAGCCTTGGACGCCTCGACCACGTAGAGGCCTTGACGCACGCGGGTCCGCGCCCACGAGCGCGCCACCTGATAGGGGGCTGTCGGCTTGCCAACGGTGCGCGATAGCACCGCGATCTGCGAGGCTATCACCTCGCCCTGCCGGTCATTCGCCACAGCGTCGAGAGCTTCCTCCTGCATCTGATCGGCGGTCATGTTTTCGCCGAACTGCGCGGCAAACGCGGCGTCGGTCATCTGGCCGATGGTGCGCGCCTTGAGGTTGCGCTTGTCGCCGCCAGCCTTGGCCGCCTTCTGCGCTGCCTCGGCCGCCACCATTGCCTCGATCATGCCCTGCGCAGAGGTGAAGCCAGCGCGCTCGGCGATGATCTCGGGGTCCACGCCGTTGTCGGCATAGAGCGGGGGCACGCGGGTCGGAAGCTGGCCGATGACATCGGAGCCGAAGCGGGCCTCGATCATGGTGCGGCTCATGCGCTCCTCGCGCAGCACTTCAAGCGCGCGGAACAGCGGCATCTGCTCGACCGCCTGCTCGATCTTGGCCTTGATCTCGTTGCGGCGCTCGCGGCCAAGCCGGGTCTCGCGCTTGGCGATGTCGGCCATCGCCTTCTTGAGCACGTTGCCCTGCGCCTCGGCGCGGGCGGAAGCCACCTGCTCCTGATAGTTGGCGAACTCGTCGGCCCCCATGCCTTGCTCCATAAAGGCATCCATTTGAGACTCCATGCCCATCACCTCGCGGGCTTCGGCGATCTCTTCATCGGTTGCGAGCAGCCGGTCGAACACGCCCCTGATCTCGGGGGTGATCGGCGAGTTGAGGCTGCGCACGGTCTTGTAGAGATCGACCAGCCACGAGCGGAAGGTCTCGAACGCGCGCTTCAGGCCGACGCTCGGAGCGTTGCCTTCGCGGAAGTAGCGTTCGCCGCCGCGCGCCCACATTTCATGCGCGCCCACCGGGATGATGCCATTGCGGACCTCGTGGCCGTTGGCCTTGAACCAGTCGAGCACGAGTTGCCAGTCGCGCTTGATCTGGTCGGGCGCAGAAGGATCGGCGGCGTCGGCCTTGAGTTCTTCGAGCCAGAGGTGCGAGACCTCGTGCAGCATCGTCGAGAGGTTGCGGCTCTGGAATAGCTCGATGACCGCACCCTGATCGTCGTTGCCGGGAAACAGGATGCGGCCGCGAGGCCCGTCGCGGTGATCCGGCTGGAACAGCGGGAAGCCGCTGGCGGCCGACTCGCGCAGTTCGGGCGTGATGTCGAAGCCGAGGTTGGTCGGACGCTGCAAAAGGCGCTGCCGCTCGACACCGAGCTTGCTGATCTCGCTCTTGGTGCGCAGCAGTTCGCGGCCCGCCTCGAAGGCCACCTCGAACGAAGGCACCTTGGCGAACGCCTCTTGCATGAGGCGACCATCTTCGCGTAGCTTTTCGATCTGGCGAAGCTCCCCCTCGCGGCCCTCATCAGTGGCGTCATAGGGCAGCGCAAGCTCGGCGATGCTGGCCTGCGCCTCGCCCGCAGCCTGTGCTGCGTCGATCCCCGCAATCACCTTCTCGTGGAAGTCGATATTGCGCCCCACACCCTCGATCCTCTTGCGCACGCTCTCCGCAAGGTTGTCATAGTATTCATGAGCGCGCGGCTCGCGGTCGAGGTCTTGGGTTACGCGGGCGAAGAAGTCGGCCTTCTTCTCAAGCTCGGTCTGTTTTGCCCGTAGATCGGACACACGCTCGTAAAGCGCGGCGAGGCCGGGAATGTATGCTTCCATCGCGGCAAAGTAACGCTCTTTGAGACCTTCCCGCTCGGCGGCAAATTGCGCCATGCGGTCCTCAAGTTCGGCTAAATCGCGCCCTTCTTGGGTAAGGGTGATGTCAAGGCGCGCGGGATCAGTCTCGCCCGCCTCTTGCCGCGCCGCGATCTCCCTTTCGCCACGAAGGCGGTTGCTCTCGATGTATTCTTGCAAACGCTTTTGGAC